AACCTTTCACAATATCTGGATCAAAGTTGTTCATTGAAAACTCCATACGATCGACGAGCTTAACCGCTCCACCTTTCATATGGTCTATAGCAACAAACCCTTCTGCGCCAGTAACCTTAAAGCCATTCTTGGTCTTAACAAAAGTATTTATATTATTTAGCTTATTTAGTTTCTTAATAACTATCATCTTGGCGTTGACGATAGCCTTCTGTAATTCAAAAATCTGGACCAAAGATGGCTTGTTTTTACGATTAAAAAATTCAAGGATAGTGTCCAACTTGTCTCGTTGAGCCTGCTTACCTTTCTCAGACTTGCGCTTATCAATTTCTTTTGCGTAACGTTCTTCAATGAATTTGATCAAACCTTCAACGTGATTTCTGGTATCCTTGATGACTTCACCCTTGCGTACAAAGGAGTTATTATAAGTCTCAATCAAACGTGGTAAATCAGGATGAGCTTCTAGTTCTCTTAACGTAGAACCAGATATTCGCGAGAAAATCTTACCTGCGGTTGACAGCGCATCAGTAACTTCTTTTGTATCTTTTTGCGTTAGAGTTACAGTGCCCGATAAGTCTTTCAACGTAGCACTTTCCGCCCATACTGTAGGAACTGATTTGAACTTACTTACGTCTACTCCATAACTCGCTCGCATGTCGGCGAAGGAAGACCCATTGTAGGCTGTATGGAACACGACACCGATTTTGGCTTTACGAATACTCCGAGCGGCTTCTGATTCACTAGGTACAGCGTACACAATAGTATTAGGATGAAAAGTAAGATATTTTTCGCCGTCAATTGTCTCTTCCTTGACGTCGTCAGTAAACATGATGTCACCTTGAACAACGCCTTTAATTCCTAGTTTAGATAGCTCTTCAAGAGAAACAAGCATCTTCTGAGCCAACTCTGCATTATCTATGTCGTCGTAGATATCCTGTTTAGTTTTATAGACTTTCGGGTTCTTATTAAAGATACCTTTCTTTGCCACAAAGAATTTACCGTCTTCAGGGTCTATACCACAGAAAACGGCAGGAGCGCCATCCCATTTAACAGTTACGTCAGTCGATCCTTTACTATTACCTGCGAGCATATCGCGGAGGGACCTGAGAGCTAGGATGGCTTCCCGCGCTCCGTTAACACCACCATAGATAACCTGATCTTCGATGTGCGTCATATGGGTGTTCTTTTCTTCGGTGAGTAAAGAACTGAAAGCATCGAAACCTTCCATTGGGGTATCTTTTTTATACTTCCTTAATAATTCCGGTGTGCCTTCTTCGCCTGCGCCATGCTCTTCATTTTTACTTTTAAAGTATTGAATCTCGCGCTCGCGCTCCTCGGCTTCATCTCTAGTATCAAATTCACCAAGGTTCTTACCTGACTTTGACACCAGACGATACTTACCATCCTTTTTAATTATAGTCTCGTTTAGGAACTGAGTGAAGCCTTTCATTAATTATCCACCTTTGCGCCAGCTCTCCATTGGTGACAACTCCAAAATTTTGCTTTCCATTTTGGACCAGGGTCTGTATCACAACCATGACGAGCGCGGAATGACTTGCGACGTTCTGGGTCATCACGTTTTATTTCCATATTAGGGTCGCCAAACTTAACCATCACGACATTGCCTTTGTCGTTTTTTACGTACACGCCAAACTTCTTTTTAGAACCAGAGGGCAATCGGAATGGGTTGTTAAGGGTCACTTTCTTACCTTGGTATTCAGCAGACTCTTCAAGTTCAGTATCTTCGCCGATCATAGAAGCTAATTCTCTGGCATCGACACCCTTATACATACGAGCAACGTCAGCTGCCTTTTTACCAGATTTCTTAGCATATTCAGCCGCTGCTTTATAATTTTTCTTATTGAAGAATTTACCGACCATTGTTTTAATTTGTTGACCTGTAGAACGTTCTTCAAGTTCATTCTCTTCAGGCACACAATTAGGTACTTCTTTGTCGCCTTTCTTCTTCATACCAAGCTGCTTGTAACCTTTCCAGCAAGGGTTGCCGTCTTTCTCTTCAGAGATAAAATCTTTAAACTTTTTCATATTACTTAATCTTCAGGTACATTGAGTTAATGTCTGAAACTTTCATAGAGGCAAAGAAGCCGAAGCGAATAGTTTCTTCGTAATTTTCCATAACGAACTTAAGGAAGTCCGCGCAGTGAATGTAGCGCTGCTTGGCTAGGTTATCCATAGAATTAAAGTCTGGAGCCCATAGGTTCTCATTATCTTTTTGTAGGATAACGTCTTTGTACTTAGTATACGTGGCAAGCGAGCGGCTCAACAAACCGTCAGTTGGCTTGATAGTCTTACCTGCCGGAACTTCACCGCGAGAGAAACGATCCCACTCAGGTTTATCAATAGCGCCCATAGAGAAGTTTTCCTTCTTCATAGTACCTTCGTAGAATAGGTTTGGATTATCCTTAGCAGCGCGAGCGTTTGCCTTAAACTGGAAGCCTGAGTTAGTCTCAACGAATACGGACTTACAAGAACCAGCAATAATGATACGGTTCAAAGTAAAGTCATAATCAAGCTGGCGGTTTTTGTATTTGATAGGTTCGATTAGTTCGATGTGTGATTTTCCGGAAGCTTGTTTGAGGGAAATAGGGACAATGTTTTTCTTAACGTAATGGCGACGAATCCAAAGGTTCAGTTCTTGAATGTGTTCGATCTTATCCAGTTCAGTTTTCAGATTACCTTTCCAAGAATCGTTGAATAGCCAGATATCCGCAGGGTTCCAGTTGTCCGCAGACTTAGGTCCACCCAATGCTTTTGCTTTAGCGTAGATGGGAGCCGAATAGGTGTCGCCCTGAAACTCGAAGTGCATAGTACCCATACGCTTGATTTTCTTAAACGATTCAAGCTGTAGTTTGGCGCTTGTGTAGTAAGTTGAACCATATACAGATGGGTCGGCACCCCACTTAGTTAGTTCTTTAATCGCGCTATCTTCGTCGATAAGTGAACCAGTCTCTTGCCAATGCTTGAATACAATAACGCTCATTGCTTCTTTACAACGAGTCTTTTTATGGGTATCTGATTTACCGCCACCAGCGTGATTGAACGAACCGTTGATGCCCGATTCCGAACCAACAATCTTATATACTTGTCCACCAGATTTAACGTATACAGAAGCAGTGCCCTTACCGATAACAAGTTCAATTGCCTCTTGCGGGTCAGCCAATTCTATATCGCCTTTAAGGGCGTCTTTCAATACGTCCTTTGCGGTTTTGCGCAACTCGAGTTTATGCCCAGTCGTATAAGTCGTTTGATTGACTATCGTGGCTTCTTTGAGCTTAGAAAATTGATTGAAATGTAGCATCAGGGTTCCCATTTAAATACAAATTATATATTATTTATAAACAAAAAAGGCTCCCGAAGGAGCCAAACTGGAGGAATTATTCCGTTAAAAACTGTTGAGGTTTCACCCCAAAGTTAGATTCAATGATCTGGTCTACGATTTCGACCGGAATATGAAGAGCCTTAGAAATTTGGTTGACATTTCTACCGCTCTCGTACATGTTTACAACTTCTACTATATGTTTTCCCATATGACTCATATTACAACTTCTCCTTTAATATTTCGTCAATCTCTTCCATAGTATAGTCTAAAATACCATGTTTCTGTAATAGTTCTATACTAACATAAGTCCCTTTTTCCAATCCTTTGTTGAATCCTTCTTCTAAACCTTTATTGAACCCGATCCTGGCTCCAACCCGAGCACCATAATGAGAACCTTTCATGTACATAAAATACAAACCGAGTCCAAATACCGCTAGGATAAATGCCCCAAAAAGTTCTTTACTGGTTAATAAATCCAAGGTATAATTCCTCCTCTAGTTCGTACGCTTCTAATTCCCAAGGAAACTCCCTGTAGTCTTCGCCTTCCCACTTGGCTCCTCGCCAAACTTTTTCCTGTTTCTTAAGGCTGAGTTCGCCCTTATGGTACTGTTTAACGTGTACCATTTCGTGAAGAACGGTTTTAATAATATCTTCTTCGCTGAGGTCTGAGTTGACTGATATTTCGTAGTATTTGCCGCCTACTCCGTGGCAATAACCGTGTTCCCATTCGCCCATCGGTTCTATTTCTACTTCTACGCTGAGTGCTCTAGTCTTAGGTAGTAATACTGAAATCGCGTAGTAAACTGCCTTTTCTACTTTGCTGGTAATTTCTGTATTGTCTGAATATGCGTAAACTTCTAACATTAAACTTCCCTCAATTTCAATACTACTTAGTATAGTACATACGTTGAGGGAAGTAAAGCGATTTTTAAATTAATTTTGCCGCATAGGGGAAGATCTTGTTGATTGCCTTTGCGCACTCAATTGCGATCATCTGATGTTCTTTCTGAGTACCGTTGCCAGCCCTCAACTGAATGAAGTGAATCCAGCTGCGGATAGTGCCGTTCATGTAAAGGTATGAGAGGGTATTACCTTCAGGCAGCAAGGCTCTACGTTGTTCCTTAGCGATACCAAGTTCACGCGCATATCCGTACTCTTTCTTAACAAAGTTTAGTACACGCTGTTGAATACGCATCCATTCTTCCTGAATCTTAGGGTCGTCAGATACGACTGAGTTCTGACGATTCACCTCGTCCTGCATACGCGCTTCACGATAACAGAACGCTTCATCAAACTGCTCGAAAGGATCGGCATAACGCTGACTGAACTCTTGGAAAGAGAACGAGCGGTGGCGTAGAATCTGACGAGCAATATCGCGTGTAGTCACAATCTCAATGTTTGCGCTCACGACTTCTAACGGTGACCAGTGAGAGTGTTTAATCAAATAATTGATCAACTTTTCTGCTGTCTCATTGTTTACTTGATTCTTTGGATTAGAAACCCTTGCACAATAAGCGATCAATTCTTGAACACCATCAACCCCCATGTCCTTAAACTCTTCAGTCGCCTGAGAGTAGCTAACAAGACGGGCACTAGCTATTTCATTATAACTTTTCATTCATTCACCTTAAAATTTAAAATCAGTGTAATCTTTCTTTTCGTTTGACCCAAAGCTGTTAATCGGTCCAGTATCCTGTTGAGGCGCAGAGCCGCCGATTAAGTTTTGAGCACTAGCTTCTACATCGTACAGTTTCATTTTAGCTCGGTCAACCCCGATAACAAATCGCTTGTTATGTCCTGGGTCATTGTATCGGTTCTTCAGCTGCTTAACCATAATCTGACCAAGCTTCTCGAGTTCCTCGTTACTTATCAACGCAAACATAAAGTCAGCAGTAGCAGGAAGCCCGAAAGACTCAGACGTGTCCTCAAGTCCAACGTCAGTGTTACCATATCCGCTTCGAGTAGTTTGGGTGGCGGTGACGATTGGGACATCGAATTCAACTGCGAGACCACGTATTTCCTCCGCAATAGATTTAATCAGAGAGTAGGTATTAACCGAGCCACCAAGACCTTTCATACGCGAAGATGAACAAATATTCAAATAGTCAATGTAAATGATATCAGGTTCAAAGTTTCGCTTAAGTTTTAGGTCATTCAGTAGAGCACGGAAGTGCCCCGTATGAGCCGAGCCAGTTGGATATTCCTTGACGATAAGTTTGCCATTAGTCTTGTTGGCAATCTTCTGTACCTTAGTTTCGAACATCTCACGAGGCAACGTCTCAAGCTGGTCAATGGTGACGTTCATGAGGTTGGCGTCAATACGTTCAGCAATACGTTCTTCAGCCATCTCCATAGTAATATATAGCACATTCTTTCCGGCAGATAAGTTAGCGCCAGCACAATGACACATGAACAAAGATTTACCAACACCAGTGCCAGCAAGAGCCACGTTCAAAGTCTTATTCGGCAGTCCGCCTTTCGTAATGTCGTTAAACAACTCAAGGTCAAACGGCATCCGCTTCTCTTCCATATGGTAAAAATCATAACGAGATTTTGCTTCATCAAGGTAATCGTGACCAACGCGATGATCGAACGTAACCGCCAAAGCCTGAGACAATAAGTCAGGCAATGCGTTTTTGGTTAGGGTCTTATGCTTACCATCAATGATAGAAATACCTTCCATGATAGCCAGGAAGATAGCTCTATCCTGACACCACTTCTCAGTAGAATCCATAAGCCATTTGCGATCTACTTCTTGAGGTTCAAAGATTTCGCCAACAATCTCAGTGACTTCGGCAGCATCTACTGCGCCAGTCAATGCCTCGCCAGCATCAATAAGAAAAGCCTCCCGCGAGGGGAGACTATTATACTTGTTGACGAACTTAACTATCTGATCAAAGACGAACCGATGAGATTCGTCAAAGTATTCAGATTTCAAAAAAGGAACAACTTGTCTGGTGAACGATTCCTCGTTAATCAGATTCCTTAGAATTGTTGTTTCCAGATTTGCCATCATTACCACCTATTTTGTAATTGCCTGTATCGAACGCTTCAACCAATATTTCAGAAAGGATATCGCCAATATAATTCTCGAAGTCAACATCGCCCTCTAAAGTATTATCACCTTCAATGACTTCATAGCTATATGAAAGTTGGGCTTCGTCTGTTTCTTCTATGTGTTTAAGCGAAACTCTACCGTACTCATAGACCACACCGGAGTATGGTCCATCAGTAATCTTGACAGAGTAGAAAGAATTATCTTTGTCTTCAATCAACTCGTACGACATATTATACCTCTTCTTCCTCGTCAGGTAAAGGAATATCTTCTAAAAAGTTTTCCCCGAGTTCAGCTTTATATCCAATCATATACTGTTTCTGAATCGCTTCAGCAAATGGTTTATGTTCAATCAGTTTAGTCCAAAAGTCATCACCGATATCTTTGCGCCAGATTTTCTTATCGTCAATCTCACCTGTTTCAAGGTCAGTTAGTTGATATCGACTGCCAGATTTAGTGATATATCCTAGTGCTAGGGCAAGGTCAAACATACCAGAGAATCGCTCAATACCAGCATCCCATGATACGCTAATTGGGATTTGAGACTTCTCTTTAACGTAACGCGATTTCTCTACATTGATTACAAAGTCATAACCCGTAATCTCAGTGCCCGTCTTGTTCTGACGGCGACCAAGGATCCAGATATTATCAGCGCTGTAGTAGATACCAGTGCCACCGCCAACAATAGCTTTCGGGAATAGACCGATTTCCATATACGTGTGGTTGATTGCTAGTAGGGGGATATCCTTCTTAGTTAGGTATGGAGTGACCATACGGAACAGTGCTTTGAGAGACTTAGCTCGAGTCATGTCAGCAACGGACTTCTCGTTGATAGCGTCTTCAACTTCTTTCTTGGAAGCCAAGTTACCGATAGAGTCTATTACAACAATGACTTTATCTTCACGGTCGATGTTTTCTAGCTGAGACATCATATCAAATTTAAGTTCTTCGACGTTCATAACTGGAGTGTGAAGTACACGACCAGTGTCGATACCAAACGTCTCAAAGTATGCCTGAGGAGAACCAAACTCGCTATCATAGAACAGCATGATTGCGTCAGGATATTTCTTCAAATACGCCGAAGCCATAAGCAGCGCGAACGATGTTTTAAAGTGTTTAGATGGACCAGCCAAAACAGTTAGTCCTGGGGTCAACCCACCGTCCAATCGACCAGATAACGCAACGTTGATCATCGGTACTTCGGTGACCACCATATCCTTATCAGAGAATAGTTTAGATTCGTTAAGAATCGAAGTATCTTCAATCTTCGAGTTCTTCTTCAATTTATCCATTAAACCCATAATGTTTCCTCATTTTTAAATACAGGTGTATTATAAACTAATTTCGTTGTCAAGTAAATACATTTCAAAACTTATTTTTGCTTCCCTAAACATTTCCTTCGTTATCTGATACGAATCTTGCCACTTATTGGTAGGCAGTTCGCGTAGCTGCATAACAACTCTAGTAACCCCTGACTGAATTATACCCTTAGCGCATTCATTACAGACGGGCAAGCCATAAACGTAGAAGGTTGAACCTGCTAACGATACCCCATGATGAACTGCGTTGTAAATACAATTAGCTTCGGCATGGACGACATACTTATGTTTAATTTCCCGAACATCTAGCCTCTCATCATCAGCTACGCCTCGAGGGAAGCCATTATATCCGGTAGAAAGTATTCTTCGGTCTTTAACAGCGATTGCGCCTATTAGCGTTCTTGGGTCTTTTGACCACGTTGATATTTCTTTGGCTTGTCTAATAAACCTTTTGTCCCATTCGTTCATAAAACCTCACTGTTCTTATAAGCATAATTAAGCGCAGAATTTGCCTCAAGCAGTAAAGGTCTTTTCTCATACCAATTGCCAGTTTCTCGGTCAAGCTCTCTCGCCATCATTTCAATTTCGTTTCCGGATATCGGGTATCCACTTTTAATCGCATTAAATGCAACTGCTACCATAAATTGATACATCTTATGATACCAACCAGTCTCAGAAATAGCTCGGTATTCAACCAGCATTTTCTTATTGACAAACGGACAATCATGAATACTGCTCCATTTAAATTTTTCACGGTTGGGAAGTTTAGCTTTACGATGAGCAATAATCTCTTTCTGCATAGCCTCCGGAAGATTGTCGATGAAGTTGTTTGATTGTTTCTGGATAAAGGGGTGTTTCTTTATCAACTCATCGGGATCAATGTAATCACCGCGATTACTAAAGATGAAGTTGTTAGCGCCAGCATACTCCGCAGGTATGTAATACATCCGAGACAAATCTTTAGTCTGTTTATCTCCAATTGAATCGAGTTCGGTGTTGAGCGCAAACCAGAATGCTTTAATCTTATCCGCTTTAACTCCTGATTTAAGTGGGAAGACCAACCTAAACTTTGGATGATCAGCGCTACTGCTAGCAGTACTGTAACAGACAAAATCCCAAGAACCAAACTTAGATCTAAGTTCATTTTCTAAGTCTCCCTCGAACTTATGTTCATCAACATCAACAGCAGCCCAACCAGCCCATTCTATAACATTCGCATTTCGACGTTTCTCGCCTTCCAAATATACTGCTGGCGAAATTAGTTGAGCAGCCTCTTTACCTGCTAGGGGCTGCGAGGCAAGCTTATACAAGAGTTCTTCGAACTGTTCCCAGGTCTCGAAGTCCATGCGCTTATTTGTCTTATTATCGAAACGATTCTTGAAAATTGTTAGCGAATACATGACATCATATACTCCACGACTTTTTGCGTATCCTCAGGAGTCTCGTGTTTGAACTCAACAATACATCCCTCTTCTTCGCCGAATAGGGTTTGCTGATCGCCGAAAGCCTCTACTATATTTTTACATTTAGTTGCTACTGTTTGGATGAACTTATCACTCTGCTCCGAGCCACGTTCATCGTATCGACGTTGACGTTCTTTATCCGAGACCGTTAGATGGATTATGACTTTATCTTCAACAGATTCAAAAACGCCTTTGTTATTCAATCTATCACCTTCACCTATTATAACCTCTTCTGGGTTAGAAGTAAAGTATTCAATTGCTTTTGGCGCGACAGCCATAGACAAACGGTCTGTCCCTGAGAACGTTTCGCCTTCTTCGTATTTCCCGAGCACGCGCACGTTCCCGCTCACGTGCGTGTCTAGCAGGTCAATCGGACGGTCGGTTTTCCACCCATCGAATCTGCTCATAAATTCTTTCATGATTGTAGACTTACCTGTTCCTGGCACGCCAATCAAATAAATTAGTTTCATAATATCCTCACATAAAAGCATCAAGACCCATTGAGACTGGTTCGTCTTCTTTGAACATCCAGTCTAGTCGGTCAATATTATTAGTTTCAACGAACTCAGCCATCTTACCCTTTTGGATAACGTTTGAATCATACAGCCTAGCATCAAGAGTTTCTCTACGAGCGTCCCAAAGTACACGCCACTCAATACCATACCAACCATCAGATTCAACCTTAGAGATCTCCTCTGCGACCCTGTCATTGTAATACCCCAAGTATCTGCCATGACGCACTCGGAATATCTTCTTAAATGAACAGAGACAGGTTTCCATTGTAAACGGATTTATCTCAGAAGTCAAGTGTGGGAAGCGACTTTTCATCTCTTCCATTATACTTTTTGCTTCTGCTTCGAGCCAAGCATATTCCCCAATAGTCTGACGTACATCGTACTGATCATCCTTACCGAGCGCCAGCAATAAGCCATTACGATGAGAGCGAGAACCGCTAAAGTCATCTAGCAATAAACTATCTGGTACGTTTGGGATATTGGCGGTATGATTTAGGTGCTGTAGAAAGAACCAAGTAGAATAGCGTCCGAACTTGTAGAACTTATCTTTGACGACTTCATATAGTTTATCGAAATTTTGTTCTTCGTTATCCCCCATATACTGCTCAAATACTTCGCGCTGGGTTTTATCTCCAACGAAAGCATGATAGGATTTGAACATATCGGCTAAGTGTCCCTTAGACCATTTTGTGTCCGTTTGGTAGCGGAGACGTTTATAGTTCTCCGTGTTCCATTGGTTCATTCGGTCATAGGTAGCCAACTCAAAGTCAGGGAACTCATTAATAAGAACCCAAGCGGTTGGTAGGTAGTATGTATTGCCATACAACCAAGACAGCCAGATACGCTGCTCTGAGTTATGTTCAAATCTATCATTAAGGTAATTGGTCATCCAAACAGCGGGGTCGCAGTCCTTGAATTCCAAGGACCACGCATACCACTTAATGAAAGCCTCTCTTCGGTTTTCGTTATAGTTCATTAAAGATTTACTCGTTTTTGTTTCGTCTCGAATGCTTTAAGAATTCGAATCTTTATATCGCAATCGGGGTGAACACGTTTTAAAGCTTTATGTAGCTTGGCTTCAGATTCCGTCCAAAGCTCGTATTCATTAATGTTGCCGTGGTGAATAATAAGCATTCCATTCCAATTATCCATACCGCCCATCTTGTTAAGAACCCCACCAATACCAGAGTTGTAACAAGCGCCAGAAGATACCGTAATCACTGCCAAATCAGGGTTGCGGTCTCTAACAGATTTAGCGATAGCGTCAAGCTCCTTTGAACTGTATTTAATAAAGTTAAGGTCAGCTGTCGCCTTATCTGTTTTTACGTTAATGACTGCTTTACTGTAGTTAGAAGCGATCTCCCTTAGCGACCAAAGTGGGTAAAAAACTTCTAAACAAGTGTTTTTAAATTTTTCACTTTGTAGGATCTCAAGGTTTGGGTCATTATCCCTAAAGTTGTTCGCCCATAAGTTTGTGATAGCTCTCTGGCAATCACGTGAACTATTTGGTTTCTTCAATTTAGGGTTGTGATTAGCAACGTTACCAAACTTATCCATATTCGACTGGCTATCATTAAACTCCGAAGAATTTAAGTATATAACTGGCGCTGATTGCCAATTAGCTACATCTACTGCCCTGGAAGTGTGGTTTCCGTCTAGTATAGTTCGTGTACCGTCTGGGCTGACGCAAACTATAATTGGAGAAACGTTAGTACGAGCCTCTGCTGGGTCGTCTTCCATCTTCTCCGCAATAGCTTGTACGTGTTTCGGGTCTAATAATACTAAACGAACCTGGTTGTGATCAAATTTACGAATTTCCTCAATATTAGTTTCAACTACTTGGTATTTCCCCTCTTGGCAGTTTTTCCAAATCCGATTAACTAGTTTTGTATCGATTACATCGTAAGTGTCTTTTGATTCTGTGATTGGCTCTATACCCTTCTCAACCCAATCTATTCCTCCCTGAATTACGCTCTCTGAAAGTTCCTCCCAACCTTTACAACCTACTCCGCCTCCGTTTGACTTGTTGTAAAACTGCCCGTTGGTGCGTGCGTTAAAGTGGTGTAGTAGTTTGCTTTCGTATTTTATAGCTTCTTCGGGTGTACCTACAAAAAGGATTGACCTGTGTAGTAAACCTCTTGACCAATCCCTTTTAAGCTCTTTGTCTTCTGATGAAAATTTGTAGCCGTCGTTGATTTCGCTACTCTTACGAAATCCTACGTATTTCTTTTTGTTCTGAATATTATTCCAACCGTATACGAACGCTTGATTTTTTTTAGCCATGATATAGTCCTCGATCTCAATACAAGGTAATTATAGGTGGATCTGGGATAAAAGTAAAGGAAATTATTATATCAAATAGGAATAAGGATCAGAAGAAATCTTCTAACCCTTTTGGTGATTCAAGAAAGACTTCGACGCAACCGCCTTTGCCTTTCTTGTGTACTGCGGAGTAGATGACAGGATCGTCTAGCTGATAATAGCTATCAGCGAAAGTATTGTTTATGCGGAAGATAGATAGCTGGCAGCCACTTTTCTGTTTACCTTGGAAAGTAAAGCCGATCTTCTCGTAGAACTTAATAGCAGGGATTTCAGAGGACACACGGAAGTATGTCGCCTGCCCCTTTACTCGCTCAAGAGAATCTTCGCAAAGGATTCGGGCAACACCCTTACCCCTATGAGCCGCAAACGTATGGAGGAGTTGTAGGTTTGCTACTTTTGGTGAACGTTTAGACACAGTCGTTATGATAGCGCCAGCAAGCTGGTCGCCATCCCATAACCCTATACACTTATCCCATAACCCCTGCATGTTCGCCTTCGCAATAAAGGTATTGGCGAACTTATCCGCAGGGTCATCAGATATAGCGGAGGTAAACTCCTCCGCTGTCGTGCTACGCAACTTCAATGTATGCTCGCTGTTTTTTGCCACGGTCTTTGTCCCACTTTGTCTTTTGGTGCCCTATCCACTGATTCAAGTCCCACTGGAATGGCGGAAACTCATAGTCGCCATCAGCCAAAATTTCTTTAACGCTCGGACCATCGTTTAGGGCAGCATCAATAAACGCCTCAACGAAACGGAACATAGATTCCATATGCTTACGTTCTGTGGTAGCCCGAAAACACCGAAACTCGATTGTTCCAGTATGTTTTAGGCAGTAGGTGTTAATCGCGTAACGGAAAGGGCGACCCATCGAAACACCGTCCTTGCCAGCAGCATGGAGCTTGATGAAGTGATCAAAGTCTTTAGCCAGATTAATAATATTGTCAGCCATGTAATCAGGCATCTGGCGTCCACCGTCATATTTCATATACATGGTAGCGCCTTTCGCTTTCTTCATGGAAGCCGCTTCATGGAATAGACCGCAGTTCTCTACAACGTCAGCTTGGTTCGCTTTAATGTATTTGATCAAACGCTTAAGGGCATCTAGATCTTTAGTTAGCTCAGGCACATACACGTGTAGATGCGAATGGCTTAGGCAGTTTGAAGTAGGCTCGCATCCCTGATCAGTAAACCACTGTTTAATCTCTTGGATTCGATCTACCTGTTCTTCCCAGGTTTTGGTCGGTTTAGTATTGACCTCTCCCCCGAACGGAGGGTCTTCGCCGAGCGGATCACAAGCAACGTATTTGTATGGTGGACGCAGGTTTACTACGTCAGTCTCTGAATATTCCCAAGAACCTAGATGCTCCGGAATCTCTAGGCGACGGTCAATATCGCCCCACTCAATCTCGTAGCCCCAAGTAAAATCATCTTTATTGTACATAATGTATCCTATGGTTGTAAGTCTATACCAGCAAAACTAACTCGGTTTTTTGATTTAGTTTTGAATTGACTTCTACTTATAATGTCAGAAGTCGAAGCAAATATACGACCGTGTTCAATGTCAGCACACCATAATGGTCTTTTACCATTACGCATATATTCTATTCCATTTACTGTCAAAAGTAAAGCGGAAATTGAAGAATTTGCCCACTCATTTAAAGAAGGGCGATGGAAAAGAAGTTCGGTGTCGTTAGCGGTTTCGCATTTGATTCCATAGAGTCTATACCAATTCTCCGGAAGTTCTTGCGAAATAACACCGTTATGAACAACAGATAACTTTTCGTCAGCAATAGGTTGATTAAAACGCAAGTCAGAAGTACTGTACCGACAATGAGCGATAGCTGTTATGTTACCGTTCTCGTCAACCCAGTCGATTGGTGGATGATGTTTTATAAATTCAGATGCCTCAACAGCTTCCTTTATCGTATGTATCTTACCCTCTTTTAGGAAAGACACGCCAGTAGCGTGCCTCCCTCGGATTTGTGATTCAAAGAATAGGGTGCGGATAGCACTTATATCATCTCTTGTTACGTTTTTTAATTCAAATCCCATTACTGCGCACATTAAAAGAAATCCTCTAAACCACATGTCAGGGCTAACCCCTGAAAATCGCAAAATTATAAATAAAGGTATGGTTCGCGGGTCGCC